TACTGATGTGATATTAACCGAAGATGTTGTATCTGCAAATCCTGATAAAAATTCCAAATCTTCCGATGCTGCACGCTCTAATTTTATTCTGCCAGAACTTGATAACTCAGTCTCATTTAACATCTTTTCAAATGCCGAATTTAGTTGTTCGTTTGGTGGTAGAAATAATGCGTTAGCCCAATAATCAAGTCGTTCAGTGCCTTCTATGTATTCAGGAGTAGTTTGTTCTTTGTTCCCCCCAAAATGGGATAAGTAAGGTTGATTATAAACCTCCGATGTGAGTTGTATATCTCCATTTTCAAAGACTAAATCACCCCCTGATCCCGTTTCTTTAATCTTTACGTCCATACCAGTCGAAGCTTTTAGTATTGTTTATAAGAACCGGTATAGCCGATGTATTTCCTCCTACCCTTGCCCGACCTGTAGAATCATCAATATTTATCTGTACGTTTTGACTTGAATTTGTTTCAAGTATCTTTTTCTGAGTGATTATAGAAGCATCTTTATTGACTGGTTTTTCATTTCCTGTTGATGAATCTTGGTATTTTTGAAGTGACTTTGCAGCATCTCCAGCAAATCCAAATCCAGGTATTTTACTAATTAAACTAAGTAGTTCTTTTATTGGTTGTATGACGTTTGCAATGATATACGCACAAATCCTGTTTAATCCTGCTAAAAATCCACCATCGTTAAATGACTTTGTAATATTATCCCATATTGTCCCAACGCCAGAAATGCTATCAGTTAATCCTTTTAGTCCAACTCCAACACTATGTATAAACCAATTTGTCGAATTAGACCATCTTTCGGCTGCATCTGTAACATCTTTCCAATATTTTATAGTAAAATATAAAGCAGCACCCAAAGCAAGTACAGCAGCGACTACCCACGTAATCGGATTAGCTAATAATGCAGCCGTCCATGCCCACGTAGCGGCAGAGGTTAACCAAATCCATGCAGTAGCTAATTTCATCGCAGCAGTCCCTTTTAAAGTGGCTAACATTAATCCATTTTGAGAAATAGAAGCCAAATCAGTAGCTAAAGTAAAAGCCCATGTTGCAGACGTAGCCAATAAAGTAAATGTTCTACATGCAACCGTAGCGACTTTTAAAAATACTAAAGCCGATGTATAGGCAACTACTAAAGGAATGATTATATTCAGATGTTTAATTACAAAAAGAAAAGCCCCGGCAAAGTCTTTTATATACTCTGAGATATTTTCTTTAATCATCTTTTTATTCTGTGAAATCCATTCGGACATTGAATCCATTACTTTTGATAAAGCAGGAATCACGGCAATACCGATAGAATTTTTCAAAGAATCCAAAGACGTGTTTAAAAGCAGTTGGTTGTGATGAAATTCTTTAATAGCATTTGCGGATGTGTTCGTATCCGAAGCATACTTTCGATATTCTTCGCGTGCCTTCTCAACGCCCTTAGAACCTTGCATAAGTAAAGAGGTAATCTCTTTTGCCCTCGCACCAAACGCAGCAGAAGCAAACGAAGCCCTGACGGTAGGGTCTTTTACTTTCGAGACAGCCTCAGCCATTAAGTCAAACGCAGAACTAACAGATTTTGTCCTTTTTAATTTTACTAAAAGTGCTTGGTCGTTTGATGCTAAAAAAGTATTCAAATTACCAGTGTTCATTTTTAACTTACCAATTTGGATTGAAAACTTTTCAATATATTTCATGCCTTGTTCAGCCGTCAAACCTTGACTTTTCATAGCAAAAGTAAGCTCTTTAACGCTTTGTAAAGACATTCCAGTCCGTTCGCCAAATTTAACTTGTTGAAATCCTGCCTCCGCAGCTTTTTCAGCCATACCAACAAGCCATCGTGATGCCTCAACGATAATTCCACCCGCTAAGATAGATTTAAAGTTAATCATTTTTGAACTTAAAGACTCCATTTTATTTGCTAATCCAGTAGAAAAAGCTCCCACTTTAGAGAAAGAGGTAGATGCAGTTAATGCAAACATCTCAGTCGATGCTTGCATTCTCTTAATTGGTGCTGTAACACCGTCTACGCCTTTAAATATTATGGATGCTGAAAATGGCATTAGTTAGATGAATTTAGTTCTTTTGAATAATCTTTGGCATCTTCATACCAGTAGTAAAGCCCGTGATAATCTTTTTTATCTAAAAATAGTCTATCTATTTCTGAGGGTGCAAAACGGTACATTCGCACCACCGACTTAACAGCGATGTCGAATGACCGCTCACCCTCTACGTGAAAAAAACAGAAACAATTGCATCGGTTATACGAGTATCGGAAATATCAGAACGCCCTAAAATCATGTTGTCAACACCTGTGAGTTTCGCACAAAGTTTACGTTGTGCTTGCATTGCTTGTGATGGGTCTTCGGTCTTAATTCCTTTGTAAATTTCCTCCCGGTCTTTCGATGTCCAACGTTCAGAGAAAGTTAACTTATCAAATAAAATGACACCATCTGATGATTTAATCGGATATTTGAGAATTTGAGTAACAATACCATCTTCGATAGTGATAAGACCTTTTGAAATAGCTTTAATAGCCCGGTCATAAAGGAGTCTACTTTGTGAATATTCCTTACGGTCTATTTCGTCAGAACTATTCTTTATAGTTTCGTTAGGGATAAGACTTTCAGCGTCGTTATCTTCTAAAAATTGCTGCCATTCTTTTTCGGCAACTTCGATAGATATTTTTGTTTCCATTTTATAGAGGGTTTTAAAATTTGAGCCAATTGCAGGACTCGAACCCACGACCTAAACATTACAAATGTTCCGCTCTACCAACTGAGCTAAATAGGCAATATAAGATAGGGTATTCTTTTCGAAAACCCTATCTATTTTTTTATAAACTTGTCAATTTTCCACCGCCTTCAAATTTGAGCGGGATTGTAGCGTCGAAAGTAGCTCCTTTTATTTCGCCAACAATCTTACCTTTTCCGATCCAAATAGTACCGTCAGCAAGCTCAAAAGTACAATCAACCTCTTCAAAAGATGAAGCCATTGCCTTAACTAGGTTGAGTGTATCAGTTCCTTGACGTTTCCACGCAATTGGGGGGGTTTCTACAACCCATCGACCGATAGTTTGTTTGTAAATAGCCTCACCGCTTCCAGTAATACCTTTTGGATCGCTTTCAGTAGTTAAACCACCTGTTTCAATTTGACCGTTTTCACCAGCCTTTGGATAAACTGTCAAAGTTCCCAAAGTTGAATGTTTCAACCCTATTTGTAAAAAATCACATCCTATAAACATAATCTTATTTTTTAAACTCCGTAATAGAATCCAGCTTCTGCCGTGGTTGAACAAATACGGGCGATTCCAGTCCGTTTATATCTAAAAAATGTATCAAATCTATCAGAATTTGTCGAAGAAATCGCAACTTGCAAGCTATTCTTTGAAAATTCAGCATCGGCTATTAAACCTCTGTCTGCTAAGTCGTCAAACATAGCGTGTAAAATACCTTTCCATTGAGCGGGCGAAATTACACTCGGAGCACTTACTACTGTACCATCTGGAACTAATGTGTGATTAATCACATTGACTTGTTCAAGAAGTTTGTAAGCGTAACGAATATTCCAGTCCAAAATCAAATTACGAACGTAACTAAATTGTGGTGTAATTTCGTTAGTTGGGTTGTAAGTCGTAACCAAATCTTTAACTACTAAATCACTTCCTGATAAATTTACTGTTGAAATTCCTGCTTTTACACAATTATCACGGTAATTGTAATCGGAATATTTACCCAAAATAGCATCAATCGGAGCATCGGGGTAAGCTTGATCGTTTACGTCGAGATTTGGTGAATTTTGACCTATTGTAGCAACTAATAAAGCCACATTTGCAGCAACTTCTATCGGCGAGATTGAAGTATTAGGAGCAGGACAAAAAACGTTTGTGCACTGATTTAAACGAGTTGCGATGTCTGTTCCTTCTCCTGTAATTGGGTCAGCATCTTTAACTGAATAAAGAGCAACAAACGGCTTAAATAAAGTAGCCGAATAACGCCCTGTCGGATTAGTAGGGTCAGGAACTCCATTGACAGATTCTAACAAACTCAAATTTGTTGAATCATTGTAAGGATTAATTACGATTGTATTCCAGTCGCCTTGAAAGTTAGCAAGTGCCGATGCGACATCTCCACTCAAAGTTCCGGCTACCGTAACAACTGCATAGGAAACTCCAGCTGAAACTCCACCAAGTTGAGGTACTACCGAGAAAATGCTCGATGTCCCTTTTGTTTTTGCCGTCAAGACTAAAGTTGATGTACCACTTGCGATAACCGGACTTCCATATACTGCGTTTATAGCGGCAATGTATTTACCAACTATAATAGTAGGCGTATCACCTTTAACGATACTTACAACATAAGGCTGTCCATCAAGACTAACACGACCACCTATTTCAAGATAATGAGTTGCGTTGTCGGTTGCTGTTCCTGTGATTGTAATTGTTGAGACTGTTGCTGTTGCGCTTCCAGCTACCGCAACTGGATAAACCCAAACAGGAATACCGGAAAGTCCACCTCCTTGAAGTGGTTGTAAAATTCGCATAGCCAAATATCCGGGGCTTCCATCTCCTAAAACTTTCGCAACATCTGAAGGTGTTGTTGCTTGAAAAGGAGTTAGAGATAAGCCAGTCTGATGGTCTGTATTTGCTTCTGAAAGTATAGCGATTCTTTGCGGTAGGTTTGGAGAACTTAAGGAATAATTACCCTTTGTAATCTTATAGCCAACAATTGCCGCTCTTGCACTGTCACTTACTGCGTTTGATATTGTCATATTATTGTAAATTTATAACCTTTTTCTGTATTTTCCAGTTTTACAACTGTATTGAATAATATTCCTAAAGTTCCTGTCTCTGTTTCGGTTGTTTCTTCAGCTACATAATGAACTTCTAAAGTTCCCGAAATAGTATTTTCCGCATCGTTTGAAATTCGTGGTTGTGTTCTTGCTATTGACTGTACTTTTCTTGACTGAATAAATTTATCTGTAAAATCAAGATATAAGTTTTTGTGATCCATCAATATCGCCCGAATCATTCCCATTAACTTTACATTTGCTAATGCTGACTTTTTATCACCATCGGTTGTGGGCGTAGTGGGCGAATTTGTGTAAACTTCAATCAAAAACTTATTGTCAAAAATGCTCGTAAAAGAAGTATTCTCGTCATAGTTTTGACTTTCTGCATAAATAACATTAATAACTGGTAGTTCTTCTTTATCTATCGGGCAAGTCCTTTCAAGATAAATATTCGGCAAGATAATCGCAGCACCTAAAGTCATTTGATTTGCAAACTCAGCGGTTAAAACACGCCCGATTGCATCCCTAATTAATTCAAAAGCCTGTGCTGGTATTAAGTTATTCAACATATAAACCAAGATTTAAAACAATCGTTCCTAAAGTTTCATCTGCGAAATTCTCTTTGACTATATAAGTTTTTGAAATTCCGTTAGAATCTTCAAAAGAAACCAAAACACCACGCAAAAAAACTTCATTTTTTGCGTTACGATAAGGGAAATTTACAGCTATCAAAGAACTTTCACTTACTGTAATGTGAGCATTCTTCGAGTTTACTGTTTGATTTTCTGTGTCAAAACTTAAATGGTGAACTAAAGCCAACCCTTGAATAATAACTGTCAAATCGTCCTTAGTGAGCGTAATATCACTTTCAAAACCAAATGACGTTAAAATCATGTTAGCCATATTTCTCGCCAAATCAAGAATCTTCCCCATCTTTTTTCTTTTCTTTCTTAATGAGCGATATTGCTTTTATTTCGAGTAACTTTTCGATTGACTCAGCTAAAAAAACACTTTCGTCTACAATTTCGCCCATTTTGTAACAAGCACCTTTGATGCCTGTTACAATTTGGTGCTCAATTTTGTACATTATGCAAGAACTGTTAAGCAACTGAAATGGTCAATTGTCAATGGCACTGCAAGCCCGGCAGACTTAATTTCAAATACATGAGCCGAAACTTCCGGTTTGATGTAGTTGTTTAAGATATAAGCTCCTGAATCCATTGTTTGAGCAAACTGAGTATTCTGTAAAATACCACTATCGCTCATTACGCGAGGAACAGCGGCAAAACTCATAAAGCCTTTGAAACTTTCAGCAACAATAACAACTTTTTTAGGGTCAAGATAATATTGTGAATTACCGGATAAGTCTTGATAAGTTTCATTGTACGACCAAACGTTCACGATATATGGTCCAACTGGGATTCGGTTAATAAATACTGCCCCAGTAGTAGCTTGAATTCTTGGCAAGTTATATTCAGTAATATAACGTTGGAATAAACTAAAATTCTTAGAGTATTCAGTTGAGCTAATCAAAGACTGCAAAGCAGCACCACCACAAACCATATTAAATTCCACAGAAGCAGCGCCATCAATCTTTAATTGATCGAGTTGAGTTTGTAAATCTTTAAGAATTGTTGTGCTTGTATCCCACTTATTTGTTAAAGTAACAAGGTGGCTTGATTTTGACTTATAATCAATTGTATCAAGCGTTTTTGTGGTAACAGTTCCAGTTTGGAAAACAGAAGCAGCTTGCAATTCATAAGCACGTTCAATTTTGTTTTTCAATTCTCCGTAATTCTCTGTAATTTCAGCTACAGCATTAGCCAACATTTGAGGTTCAACTTCGGGACCCTGGAATCCGGCAATTTGGTCATAAAGAGCCAAAGATGTATTATTGAAATTCTCAGCATAGTAAGGAGGCAAGAAAACTTTTGAAGTCGAAAGACCAAATTTGTTTTTTTCACCTTCGTTTCCACGCATCACATCGCTCGCAATTCTACGAGTACCACGCATTACTTCAATACTTACGAATTGAGTAGAACTAACTTTTGTTTCAAAAAACGAACGAAAGAAGTTAGTAACCGGTAAACTTTCACGCCAAGCACCTAGGAATGACTGTGTTAAAAGCTGTCTAGCTTGTTGTATAGGTATCATATAATTTTATTGATTGTCGTAACCCGACATTTGTGTTGAACTTATACCGATCAATGTAGTTTCGGCAGTTATAATCTCACGAATAGCTTTACCAGCTACAACAGTATCCAAAGTGTCAGACCCTTGAAAGATCAATTTTGAATTGTCAAAATCACCAGCAACACAATAGTTCACGTTAGTAACGGTAGATCCAGCAGCAATAGAAAGGTCTTGATTCAAAATGCCAACAGCAATTTTGCCACCTTCTGTATTTGTAGAATCAAATAATCTAAGATAACCAACTACATTAGCGGTGTCAACTGCAATAGCTTGTACCTTTGCAAGAAGCGTTCCAGCAGGAACTACCAAAGTTGATCCAGTTGTATTTTTGAAAGACCCTGTTCTGTATCTGTTTGCGCCAAGAAAAATCTTGGTTAAATCATAATTGGTGGTTAACTGGCTTCCAGTATTAGTCACCGTGTTGATGATACTCATTATTTATAAAGTTTTGATTGAATTTCAGCAATTGCTTTTGAGTCACTTTTTTTAGTAGCTTCAATAAGCTGTTTGGTCAAAGCGATTTCTTCTTCCTGAGCAGTTTTTTTACTTGCTTCGGCTTCTGCGGAGGCTTTCGCTGTTGCAGTTGCAGTTTGAGCGGTAGCGGATGCAGTTACTTTTTCGATTCCCATTGATGCTAAAACTTGTTCAACAGCCATCGCGATAACTTTTGATTCGGCTTTTGCTTTTTTAGCATTTTTACCACCACCATCATGATCAGTGTCAGTTACAGGATCAGAGTCACCATCTTCGTCTGGATCGTCTTCGGATGCTTTAGCCTTGGCTTTTGCTTTTTCTTTTAGCTCGGCTTTATAAGCTTCAACAGCCTCCTTGCACATTTCTTTAGCTGCTTCCGGATTTTTTTCTTTAAATTCGTCCTTTGTCATTTTTTTATTATTTGTGTTTTCGGCTGTAGCCGCCGGGGCTTTATATAAAGATGCAACTGCTTTTGCAATTGTGTTTGAATTTGAACTATCAATAGGAATAACTTTTGTAACTAAACCAATTTGCTCAGCTTCCTGAGCCGTAAGCCAACAGTTAATTCGTTCTTTTTTGCTAAACAAATCGTCAATAGAAATGCCTTTTAATGCTAGTAATTTTTTATCGTCAACGATAGCAGTTAAACGAGCTTTTAAATCTGAATTTATTTTTGCTAATTGCGCAAGGTCTTCCGGTGTAAGAGGATTTTCTTCGTCCTCTACCATTTCAGCCCTGTGAATCATAATCGACGAAACGGATAAAGCCTCTCTTTCATCAAATGCGCAAAGGATGTAACCCCCCATGCTTGCTGCCATTCCATCAACTTTTCCGATAGAGTGACAGCCTTTTGCTTTAAGTTCGTTCATTTTTGCCCACATTCCCCAAGCTGCTTGAACATCCCCACCGGGACAATATAAACGAGCCGAATAGACTTGGTCTTCCCCTATCCAGTTCAGATTTTGGATAAAATTAGCGGCTGTCTCTGCCGTAATAGCTGTATATAAAAGAATTTCATTCATTATACTGATGCTGTTTCTGATATTGTTTCAGTTGGGTTTGGGTCTGCAAATCCTAAATCTGATGCTTTTTTGCGTTCTAAAGCAGATTGGTATATGTTTGTTGTCCAGTCTCCACCGTTCAACTCTTCTGTTACTTGTTCGTAAGTTGCTAAAGGTGTTGTTTGGTCTCCTAACTTAGCCCTTGCGGCTTGTACTTCTTTAAGAGGGTCGATGAATGGCATTTTAGCTCCTATAAATCTTGCTCTTTGGTATGCTTCTATAAGCATATAATCATCCGTATTTTTAGCAACCAAATAACCGGGTGCTTTTATCTTTCCGGTGTAAATTTCAATTTCCAACCAGTAGTTAAAAAATGGTTGGTAAATTTCAATGTCAATTTTATCACGCTCGAATAAAATTTTGTGTTCCCAATTCTTGTTTGCTCCACGGCTCGAAGAAAACGAACTTGTGTACTTATTTAATGCTACTTCGGGTGGTATTCCAATACAAGCGCAAAGTATTTCAAAGTTAGTATTGTAGAACTCG